TGATCGTCTACAGCAGGAATCGAACAAGAACGCAGAAGCCTTGGCAAGTGCGCTCCAATTTATTCAACAACTTCAATGCTCGATGAATTTGTAGGGGCTGAGCGTGTCGCGAAGCTTCACCTCTACATGCAGCAGCGCGTTCGCGCAGGTGAGGTCTGCAGCATCACCTTTCCCGCTGTACTGCTGCGATCGGCTCGCTTCAATGTGAATCCGCCGCAATGCTGCGGCTGCCTCCAATTCGCCCCTTACGCCCTTTGCGCGGGAGTTGATTGGCATTCAGCCTCCAGTTCAGATATGCGGTTCCGCAGTTCCATGATGAGCACATGACTGTCAGCCATCTGAGGTACTCGCCGCGCTTCACTTCCGAACGGTGAACTGTGCAGCCGATACATGGAAACATCCTTCCCCTGGTACCAATCGACAACGGCCAAACGCCAATCCCTTGACGTTTCCCGCATAGGTAAACCGAGGTGCTTCAGTTCCCGAAACGCCTGCTTCAATCGGTCCGCAGGGATCGCGCGGTAGGCTTCAACCTCGCGCTGTTTCTCTTCAAACACCATGTCTCGCTCGCGTTCCAGTTCGTCGGGGTGAAGCGCGGCGGCGGCGGCGGCGGCAGCGGCGGCCCTCAAAGGCCGTCCGTCTGTCCGTCCGTCCGTCCGTCCGTCCGTCGCGGTCGATCGGTAATGGTGCTTGAATCGATCAAGGAAGAAGCCCTTGTAAGGCTTCTCCTCCCGGTACCGAATAAGCGCGAGGATCGACCTTTCGTAGTCGAGGCTCGCGCAGTCGTAACTGATAGATGCAATAACGTGGATCGGTATCTGAGAAGAGAACAGCGACGATCTACGTTCGTGAAACAGTTCCAGTTCCTGTGGTGTCACACGTTCCTCTTTCCAATAAAAAAGACTCTCCCCAAAGCTGCTGACCGTCTGTTGCGGAGCACAGCGGCAGACAGCGTACTGCGGCTGTCAATAGGGCGCAATACCCCCTGGTCGGTAAAAAGACAAACAGAGCACGAAACGTGCTCTGCTTATCTCTGAGGGTTGAAGGCTTGCACAGAACCCGTGCGTGTAATCGATAAGGCCGCGGGGTGCCGCTACTGCTTGCGCAGTTCAATCACAAAGTGTCTCAGATTAGTTTCAGTCATAGTGCAATGCACTGCACTAGAACGGGATTGAGTCGTCATCGTCCGCAAGCACTGGTGCTGCACGGCTCATGACTTCCAAGTGCTTGATCAGTGCTGAATCCTTCCACGGAACGGTGATAAGGCGAACCACATCACCGGCGCGCAGTGGATCGAACCTTGCCATCAGTTCTGAATCGAAACACGTCACGTACTGCGTTTCGTCGTCGGCTTTGACTTTGAAGCCGAGCCGACCCATTTCCCGTCCAGTGGACTTCGTGGCACCAACTTTCCAATAGGTGACCGTGCAGGTCACCCACGCTGCGTCTACGGCAGACGGTGAAGCAGCGGGCGATTTGACCGGAGTCTTCACTGATGGGCTAGAAGAGCCTTCTAGCGCGTTCAGCAGCCTGCGGATTTCCGCGAACATGTCGCTGTTATTCATCTGGCATTTCCTCTCTCGTTACGGTGGCTACTTTGTCACCAAGTAAGACAAAAAGATGTCCTAAGGCAAGCCGCAACGCGCGGCCTGCAGCGCGGGTACTCGCCATCGATCGACGCGCGAACTGTGGGCGGGTGCTCCACAGCCTCTCGTCATCAGTCACGATTCCCGTACCTCTCCCAATTGTGATACCTGTCTGAACATCGATGATTTCGCAGGTGACTTCCCAACCAGTGAGGCCGGGGGACCATTCCATCCGTTGCCCGCATACCTCACGAACGGTGTATCCGCAGCCGTTGGCGAGCGCGGTAGCACCACTTACGCGGATGTAACGCTTCCCCTGCAGCAACTCACTGTGGTTGGTGAGGATGAAATTCCCCATTTCGCGAGCAATTCGCGAGTGCTCGCGAGCCAGCGCAAGGGAGTCAAACACCTGGCAAGGCGAAGCAGGAAGGCTGATCGGGATTATCTCGTGCATTGAAGTTGTTGAATAAATTGGAGCGCACTTGCCAAGGCTTCTGCGTTCTTGTTCGATTCCTGCTGTAGACGATCAATTTGAGCGGCTTGATTTTTGATCGTATCAACCATCACCTTTTCCTTGCTAGCAGGCACCCGTGCGCTTTTGTTCAAGCGAACCGCAGTTTCGCGGAAGGCACCGAACTGCACTAGAACCACAGCCTCTGCTCTAGGGTTTCCCTTTGATGATTTCTTTGGCTTCCCTATGACTTTGTGCAGGGGACTCATGTGATCGCTAGTGCTCCCTGAGATCGGAATCCCAAGAATTTCCCTGCAGAGCACCTCAGCGATGGATGGCGGCATAAATTTCGCGTCGTCAATTTCGAATTGCATTTGTTTCCTCTTTCAAGATTCGGATTGTTCGTTCAAGTTCAGTGATGCGCTTTGCTCGCGATTCAGCGAGGTACGCCCGTATTTCAAGTTCAACGGCAGCAGTTCGTAGGTACTGCGACAACTTGCGGTCTGCGGCTTCGTTGATCGAAGCAAGCATGACCAGTTTCTGTGGCAGCCAGTCCCCGTGCTCTTCCGCAGACCGTTCAGGCTGCGGGAAGTCACTGGCTGCGTAGTGGTGATCGTTGGCGGATTTCCAAACGTCGGTGCGGCAATTGTGACCTTCAGTTGGGTAGGTCATTCTCCCCCCCAATCGAAGCACCTGGTAGCGATGCAGAACACGAGTGCGGCGGCAACGATGATCACGATCGCACCTCCAACGTCGTTCCGGTTGCAGGCTGCTGAGTAGTGATGTAGGCCTGCCACATCAGCTTGACAACCTGCGAGCGCGTCATACCAAGTCGCTCTCCTTCGGCTGAAATATCTGAATACATATCCCATTTCAGCGTGATGGATTGGTAGTTTGGCTGCTTGCGCGGCGGTGCGTTTGGGTCACGATGATTCATGATTTCCTCTTTCTGCGGGGTGTCCCCGCTGTGACTGAATCACAAGATACAGAGGTAAATCGGTAAGTCAAGCGCGTGACTTAAATCTGTGACTTATCCACAGTCGGCCCACATTGGCGGCATGGGCGCGTGGGGACCGCGCGATTCAGTGCAGCCTGCCTGCGCTTACAGCCCTTGCAACCCTTCGATTGGATTCGCTTCGCAGGGGTGAATGACAGCACCCATGCGAGCACGTCGCCGAGTCCCCGCAGGCCGTTTCGATACTCGCAAGCACTACAGACACCAGGCGACGGCTGCGAGCCGTACAGCGGCAGCGCAACGCGATTGGTGCACCTCTCCTGGATCATGTACTTGCAATCGCTCATGTGTAATCGGGAATCGAGTGGTTCCAAGTCATGAATAGTTCGCTGCATGGAGTCTGAATATCAACGTTCCAACAGTTGTAGCCGTCAGGCGGAATCGTCTTGAAATACGCCTCTCCGAGATAAACGTCTGAGCAGACTTCATACGGGTCTTGCTCGCTGTACTCCTCAGCGAGATAGAGCGCAAACGGACCGGATTGCAATTGGTGCGCAGCAACCCATTGGAAGCAGCCGAATCCGGCATTCGGCCACTCGGTTTGGTTACACGCGATCGCATCCCAACCGTTGATGGTTGATCCATCCGTGTTGATGTTTTGTAGTGCCATCAAGTCACTGACCCAAGTATGCACCGCACCACCACAGATAAACGCTTGCGGTGGAAATGAAACACATTCAGCTTCAATTGGGTATTCACAATCACCACCCAACGCTTCCCAACTTGGAACCACGGGGAAATCGCAAATCCACAGCGAATGCAGCCATTGACCCGGGGTAGTTCCTACCCACCCACCATCGCAACCTTCATATGCGGCAGCGACACATTGAATCGTGAGACACGCGGGAACATCAACCGTACCAGTGAAAGTTTGGTTTGACTCGCAGACGTTCGGGGGACCGAATCCGTTTTCATACTGCACCCACTGCGCGATGGTGATCGAGTATGTCACTCTCATTTCAAGATCGCATCGGTAGCAACAGTCTCCGGCCGGACCGTATCGCGTCACGACGTTTGGACCACCAAGCGGCGCGTATGAAATGACGATTTCGTAGTTAGAGCGCGGACCCGTGGAACCTAAGCAGTTCCCGCAAAGCGGAGTGAGAGTCTTTACCCTTCGGTATTCGAAATATCCGCTGAGATTCGTAGCAACGTAACTGCTCGCGAAATCGCACGAAGTATCGCAAGGCTGCGTTACAACTGGCTCACAGCAACAAACGCGATGCAAGCTCACTCTCGCTTCCTTGCGAGTTTCGGTTGGGGAAGCATCAAACCCGCGGCACCAGTGAGCGCACCAAACGCGAGCGCGCCGAACGGCACGCCGCCGGCCGCTTCGCCCGCCGCGCTGATACCCATTGAAACCCACTCGTGCACGAATCGGTAGCGGTCATTTGCGGCTTCAATCGAGGCTTCGAAACGCTCAGTATTAGTGCGCACGTACGAAACCCAATCCTCGTACACCGCGTCGGCCTGCGCGAGCGTGATTGGTCCTTGAAGGTCGAGTGATTCGAGCACAGGCCGCGGTGCATCAACGCTTACGAATTGCCTCAGGTCGCAACCCTGAGCGACAACAACGAGGACCGCAAGAATCGTGGCAAACATGGCAATCAGTTTCGCTTGTGTAGTCATCGACCCCTGAGCCTTTCGACTTCGTTTTCTAGGTGCCGTACGCGTTCACTGAGAGCCGCGATAGTTTCGCGTAGGCCCGCGATCGTTCCATGTAACCACGCGCTTGCCGTGAGCACAGCAACGAACGGCGCGACTAACTGAGCGAGTTCTGCAAAGGTCATGAATGCACCTATGAAATTCGGTTGATTCGGTAGTGGCTTGCTTTTTCATACCCTGCGGTATTGGTGTATCTCGCGTACATGCCGCTGCTGCTGCAAACACCCATGATGTAGATATCTGTGTTGCTCGCGATGGTGAAGCCGTAGCTGATACTTGCAGACGCTCCCGAAGGCGATGTACTCACCTGCGATGTGCTGCTACTCGCGATGGACGGTGCGGCAAGACTTGGGTTCCCCGCGAACGCGGTCAGCGAATAGATTCGGATTCCCGCACCTGATCCTGAACCGCTACCAAACGTCACGCTGCAATCAATTTGATAGGTTCCAGGTTCAAGGCTCAGAATCGGAAACAGAAGCGTGCCCGCGCCCGAATTTGAAACCGCAACGTCCGCAGTGAGTGTTCCGAGATACACAGCGAGCGGGCCGGGGAGCGCGCCCGTCGTTACAAGGGTCTGCGAGACAGGAACGGTTACCAAACCACCCGTATCGGTAACCACAACCGTTGTGGGGTTGTTGTCCCAAACCACCGTCACGGCTGCGCTCGCGTGATTGAACCACCGCAGACATACTGCGCGTTACCCGCAGTTGGTGTAACCGTGAGCGTGTAATGCCACGAAGATTCATTCGGATGCAAACCCGTCAGCACACTTTCAATCGTCGTGAGTTGCAGGATGATTCCGCCTGCAGTTCCAAGCGTGATTCCGGCAGTGTGCGTGAACGTCGCTTCGCTTCCGGCGGTCACAGGCGATCCATTTCGCCACACGCGCATGGACGCGGTGTAACCCGTACTCATGTTCGGTGCGCTCCCACCGACGCTGTAGGTGAGCGAGAACGTGCCTGGTGCCTGCGGGGGATAGATGATGTTTAGGGTGTCACTCACTGCAGACTCCATCTATCGCTTGGGTGTTCACAATCAGCCAGATCATGGTGCCGGTTGTGGTGCGTTGGGGAACGATCCAAACATAAGTACCAACCGGAATTTGTTGCGGTAGAAACCCTGCGGGTATGTTCGTTCCGGTGATTCCGTAACTGTATTTCGTAGGTGTGATCGCGTTGTTGCTCAGTTCAGAAACGCTCAGAGCGTTACCAATCAAACCAACCGTTTTCTGAGCGGGGGTGGTTCCCGTGATTTCTGCGGCGGCCCACGAATAAGTCCAACGGTAATTGGAACCTGCAATCGCAGTAGCACCAGTGACTTTCACAAGCAAACCAATCGAGGTTTCAAATTGCGGCACCGCAGCGGTTACCCGCGCGATGTCGCTAGGCACGCGCTCGAACGGCTTTTTCATGTCCACCAACCATTCAAAGTCTTGGTCTGGAGCAGCGTATCACTCGCAAAGATGTTGTTGAAGTCAACACCAGTGCGCGGCAAACGTTGCCACTTCACTTCAGAAATGGCACCCGCGCTTGTCATCTTCACGCGTCCATCTGCGTCAAGCGTTGCGACCTGGCTAAAGTGTCGGTAGGGATCAAACAGGAAGTCAAACACGACTTCGTAGTATTCGGTATCGCCTGCGTCCCCGATTGAAACACCTTCGCAGATGAGCGTATAGGTTGCGAAAGGACCGATGGCCGCGCTGTTGATCGTGTTTGCGTATGTAATCAACCCCGCTGCAGCGGTAGCCATCGATACCACCGATGCATCCTGCGTGAAACGCATACGGAATCGAACTTGACCGACCTGCAGGGATTGCGAACCGTCCGCACCGGAGAGGGAAGTGCCGCCGATGTCTGCGGTTGAATTCGCGGATGTTGTCGGCGGACTGGTGCTCCATCCGCTGCGGTAGATTGCCATCGTTCGCAACTGTGACGAATACTCACAGGATGACGGCAACGCATACAGAATAGATGATGTGCTGTTTGGATCAACAACGTACTTGGTCGAGTAGATCAGGTCAGCGCGCGCCGATCCATTCTCCAACGCTGTCAAATTGATTGATCGAAGCTTGGCGGTGGTGTGCCACGTCGTACTGAACATTGTGAATGCTTCGTTCTGAATCGGAAACACCCCATCATCAACGGCATCTTCGTAGTGCTCAATGATGTTGAAAGGAACGATCACACTGGTCGAAACGTCTCGCTTCTGAACGATTCGTGAGAACGTGATGGTCGACGATTCATTCAATTGACCCTGCCGAGTGGAGATATCCGTATCCCAATACTGGTATTTCCCCGATGCTGTGACAACAACGCCCATCAGATACTCGCTTTCAGTAGGTATTGCGCGATGCTTGAATTCTGCACAGCCCAATCAGCGAGCGCGCTAAGCGGACGCGAAAGCGCGCCCGCCGTTCCGGTTGCTTCATCGATTCGCTGCTGCTCGCGAATCCTCGCAGCGATGATCGGTGCGCCACCTTCGTTCGCTTGACCAAGTGCCATTTCATTTGCAATCTGAGAAGCAGTCTTGCCCGAAGCCGCAGCACCAATCGCGCTTGCGATGATTTCCATGCCGTTGGTGAACTCGCGCGCCCAACTAAACAGCCCGCCTGCTTGCCCGCCCGCGCCCGCGCCGGCAGCGACGAACGCTTTCCCCAAACCCATCTGCCGAGCGGTTGTAGATTCCATAATCGCGAGCCGTTCAAGGATGGCTGAATTCGCAGCGAACACCTGCGAGCCAGTTTCGTTGAACTGTTTCAGTGCATCGTTCGCACCCTTCGTTGCTTCGTTGAAGACGCTCATCAGTTTGCCCGCAGCGATGAACGGTGCGAGTCCAACCGCGATACCTGCACCAGTGGTGCCGAGCGCGCCCGCTACTCCACCAATAGCACCGAATCCACCGATACCAAGTGCGCTTGCAGTCGCTGCCTTTCCGATACCCGCGCCCGCACCAGTGCCCGCGCTCGCAGACTTCGCTGCGCGCGCGTTGATCGCTGCGATGCGTCCGGCTGCTGCGCGTGCCTTGCGTTCGACCGCGCTAAGGCCTGCGTCAACACCGTCTGTGGTAACAGTGACTGGAAGATGTAGTTTGGGGAGACTAGCGGCCACGAGTTGTTTCCCTCAGCGATTCAACGATCGCATCTTCGATGTATTGACGCGTGCGCGTCGCGTAATACTTTGCGGGCGCGGTCAGCCACAATTTGCGGTTAATCACAGGCCCAAGGTTTCTTCGTCGGAGTCCATCGCGCCATCCGCGATTTGTTCGCGATGGTGGTTTGGGGTTTGGATTCCCCTTCCACTTACCTGGCTTCTTCAGGTTCAGCGATGCGCGCGAACCCTTCGCGAACGGCCTGTATCCGCCATCGTAGAGATGGCTTCGATATCCAACGCGGTTGCCATCAACGCGAACACCTACACCCGCCCAAATTCTGCCGCGCTTGTACGTTTTCGTCTTCATCGCGAGATCACGCCTGGTGCGTTTCGCTGCGCGCGGAAGCCGCTTTTTCATTCGTTGAATGAGTGCTTTTCCCCAATCGCGCAACCCCTTGCGGACGATCTTTTTGCGCATTGCCTTGGGCAGTTTCTCCGCCATCGCAGCGATAGCCTTCAGGTCTTTCACGTTCAGTTGAAACTGAATCTTGAAGCCCTGCCGAGCCATTGTGCGATCGGATACTGCGTAGCTCATCGCGGATGCGTTTCCAATCGGGGATTTCTAATTCAACGTTGATGACGACGACGCTGAGTGATTCAAGTGGAGTGCTGCTGTATTTCAAGGCTGCACGCAGCACTCGCCGCGCAGCCTCATCTAGGAACGCCCTTCGCTGTACAGCGACTCCGCTACAGATGCGATTTCAGCCACCACCAAACCATCCGCCATTAGCACCGAATCCACCGAATCGAATACTGGTGCTCCATCATCAATCAGATGACGCAGCACCAACCACGCGTACATCCGTTCGGGTGATGTCTTGCTGAATTCGACCGCTTCCACCAGGTCGAGTGCAGACGGACGGCGCAGCGTGAACGCGGTGCCATCAGGCAAGGTCGCGCTGTAATCCTTCAGGGTTAGTGCGTCTCGAATACTCATACGATCGTGATTGTTCCAGTAAATTGAAGCGTGATGGATGCGCGCAGCGTTTCGTTGATTGATCCCGTTACCGAGAATGAAGTCACAAACGCGCTTCCGCTGTAACTCATTCCGCTTGCAAGCGTGATCAAGGCGGTAGCGGACGCTGCTCCTGAATTCGCTGCAGTTTCAATATTTGCCATTCCCGTGACGGCTTGATCGTAGAACATATCGATAGTCGCAGTGGTGTTGCGATTGCCCGTGATAAAGGTTGAAGCACCTGTTGCCACGTCGGTCGTATCAATCATGTTTTGATTGGTATTGATTGTGACCGTTCCCAATCCGGTCACGGATACGGCACCCCAAGTCAACGTCAACGCTTGCGAACTAATTCCGGCCATGTGTCACCTCGAGAAATGTAGTGTTGCGGTTACGACGGCTTCCGCGGGTTCTGATTCGTCACCTTCACCCACGTTGGGTGGTTCCACAACCATCCCCAAATAGATCGCTGCGCTGAAAGTCACACCATCCCAACTTCCGGTGCGAATCGCTGCGCGGATCTGTCCCTCGCCGATATCGATTGCTTCGATGGTTGTTTCAGCGATCGCGCGCGCGGTAAGTTCCACGCTGTAGAACCCTGAGCCGACGGTGGTGTTTTCAACTGGTGCGAGTTCAAACGTAATCGCAGGAAGTATCGAATCCTGCAAGCGATAGCCGTGGGTAACCCGCGCATCGGGGACGTAGGCAATTCCAACGGTATCAGCGAGCATGGCGCGTACTGCGGATTCGACGCTCATTCGACGGCCTCACATTCGATTACCGCGATGGCATCTTGTTCATCTAGGTTGATGATGCTGCGGATTCGCAGTGTCTTTCCGCGCACCGCAATCCGATCAAGCTCAGAAAGGCTGATTGATTGCGCGGTGTTCCACCTCATGCGAACCTCGCAAGATCGAATTACCGCTACACCGTCTGCGTACTGCTGTTCCTGCGCGCTGTCGTTTCGCAGATCGCATCGGAAGGTTTGTTGCGCGGTCCAAACGTCTGTGCGCATACCCAACGCATCCTGTGTGGTGCTTGGGGTGTATCGCTGACCAACGAAACGCAGTCGGCCTGCAGAGATCATCGCAACGGTCCCCGCGTTGAGAACTGCTGCAAGATGTATCGATACGAAAGGGGAACGTCCTGCAGGCTTGCAACGCTTGTTGCTTCGGGATTGGAGTACCAAGAACCGACCAACGCAACAATGCACTGCTGCAGTGCGTGCGGGATGCGTTCGTATCCGGCAACATACGTCACAGTCGGGAACGTATTCGCTTTCGGAAGCACGATCGTATCGAACCCAACTGCGAGCATTTCATCGGTGTTATCGATGTAGTAATCGGTGGTTGGTAGCGTCTGCGTCGCACCGCCTGCATCGGTGTAGGTAATTGAAGTAATTGAATCGACTGGCTGCACGCGTGGCACGAACCTTCGCCAGGGGATGATGTTCGCTGTGTGTGTTCCGCTCGAAAGGTGAAGTCCCGTTTCACGTTCGATGATTTCTCGTGCTGCAATAGACAACGTTGCAAGGTCTGCATCATCGGATTCAACTTCGATGCGCAGGCGCGTGCGGAGCACGTCAAGCGGAATTGGAAGTGCTGCCATAAACCCTCCCGCACCGTTTCCGGTGCAGGAGGGCAGAAAGAGGAATCAGGAGGCGTTCAGCGTGTAGATCGCTGCGAAGGCTTCAGGCTGCATGATCTTTGAATCTGTACGCGTGTGCACGTACAGCGTGGAACGCTGATTCGCTGCACCTGTGTACGGATCAAGCATGGTTTCAATTCCCTTACGATCGAAGATTTCGAAGTAGTCGAAATTGCCTGCGATGAAGAGCGCGTTTCCGCGAATGGCTGCGGTAGTTGTTCCACCAACAGTGGTAGGTACATACTCACCAACCATGTATGGAATCCCAAGGATCGTTCCGGGGTTTCCACCGCTCAGGCCTGCAGACTCCGAGATCTTCCAAACGTAATCCGTGGTATTCACTTTGATCTTGCGAATGATCTTGATCGCAGCATCCGACGTGAGAATCTTGAAATTACCGACGCGATACTGCGGGGGGACAGCGTGCACGCAATCGATGAGATTGTCACCACTAATCGCGGAGACTGCAGCATCCTCAGCGAGTGCAACGCCCTGGTTGATGATTCGTCCCGTGTTCGTGGTAGCCCAATCCGCAGACCCGGTATCACCAATTCCCTGAGGCTGCGCAGCAGCAACGCCACTACCGATGGTGAAATACTCATCCTGGATCTTCGCGAGGGAGGTACCGCAGCGGTCCGCGATGTAATCGAAACCCGACCCGATTCCACCAGTGCCGATGGAATCTTCGAGGTATTCCATACTCATAGTGGTTGCACAAACGAACTTGATCGGGTTGATTGAAACTGAGGCAAACGTCGGATCTGCAGCAGCAATAGCACCGTTCTCAAGCACGATGGCTGATGTGGGGAGCGCACCCTCAACAGTGATGGTCCGCTTGCTATCGATCGTGCTCACCTTCGCCATCTGCCGCAGCACCGATGATTGGAACATCTTCGCGACGATGCGACGTTCCATATCCGTTGGAACTGGTGCAGCAGTTGTTCCGTTCGTGAGCACGCGCATTTCCTGTGCATCACCGCGAACGAGTGCGTTTAGCCAACGCTTGGAATACTCTTCGCTCGCGATGTCTGCAGTGTTTCGCTGCGCGATCTTCCCCTGGTACTGCGGTGCGCTCTCAAGTGCCTTGATGCGATCCTGCGCAGCGCGGAGCGCAGCGCGATCCTGCGCAGCGGATTCAATCGCAGAAAGGTCAGCATCCATGCGCGCGAATTTCTCGCGCTCCTCGCCGTGTCCGCGTGTGTCCACGTGTTGCGAATCGCGGCCGCTCGCGTCGATTCGTGCGAGTTCCTTACGGTAAGCGTGCGCGAGGTTTCCGAGTTCGTTCAACTGTTCCATAGATTCAATCTCCGAATGTGAAGTTCAAGCCGTGCCGCGACGGCATCGGTAAGTGCCGCGTTGACGCAACGCAGGCTTGATGAGGTAAGGTCATACGCTGGATCTTGAACAAGGCTGATTTCGACAAGCCTTGCTTGTTCGACCATGCGTTCGGTACGTTTCTCGTTCCACTTGTCTTTGACGACGTAGAAACCAAACGACATTTCGCCGGTGAGGTCACCACGTTCAAGCAGCGTTCGAACGTCGTTACCAAGTGTGGTTTCGGGAAGCGTCGCGCTGTAGTGGAGTCCGTCGGCGCGCGAATCAAGCGTGAGCGTGCCCGATTTCGTGCGCGCGAGCGGCATCGATTGATCGTGGTTGTAGTAGAGCTTCACGTCACCCGATGCCGACGCACCAAACGCACCGGGCGCGATTCGCTCGACGAAAGTGCGGCCGAGTTCGGTGATCGGTTTCGATGGTGAATCAAACACAACCGCGCGCCCTGTGAGCGTGCGCCCATTCATCGTCGGCGACGATGTGAAATCACGACGTGAAATCATTGATGGTTCCTCCTGATGTGTCATCACCAAGGTTGGTTTGGCCACCACCCGTACCCATATTGAGTGCGAGAATGACATCATCCAGTCCGTTGATCGGCGGCATGTCGAGTCGCGCGCGCGCTTCGTTTCGCGTGATGATTCCCGCCTCTACACCAGTGCGCAGCGCGGCCATCTGCTCTGCGAGAGAGGGACGGATTAGGAAGTCAACGTCAAACAACACCGAGTCAAACGGTGTTGCGAGTTTCAATTTGAGTTCATTCTCCCACGCAGCCAACCAATGGCTGATGCAGCCATCGAGGTAGGCGCGGCCCGACCACTCAAGACTTCCATAAGCGTTGTTGCTCGTCTCACCGAGCATGTGCGCGGGCACACCAAACAACCGCGATACGTCTTCGATGCTGTACTGTCGGGCTTCCGCGATGCCCGCGTCATCGAGCGTGCTACTGACTTTCTCGATGCGCATACCCTCAGCGAGCACCAGTGGCTTGCCCGCGTTGGTGCTTCCGCTGTGGTGCGCGAGGTACTTATCTGTGATCGATTGGCGCGCTGCTTCGCTGAGCGGCCCTGGATGGACGAACGCTAGTTTCGGATTTCCCGCGTTCTTCATCGATTCAAGCTGCGCTTGCTCCTGGCTCGCCATGATCGTGAGCGCAGTACGGCACAACCGAACGGGTGATTCACCCCACAGGCCATCCAACCCAATCCCGCGAATGTGCAGCATCGATGATGCAGGAACGTCGCCATACGCGCGCGTTTTGTAGAACGGCACCGCCTGCGAAACATCTAGCGAAACGCTATCGATTTCGAGCGGCATCAATTCAAGCAGTTCGCCACCAACGGTGCGGTTGATCAGCGCGAACGAGTTGCCGTAAAGAAGAGCCTGCAGCGTCATGCTGCGTCGGAATTCGTACGCGCTTTGGTAGCGGTTGGGATTCCGAAACAGCACATCGGCTGCACCATCTGAAATCTCGGCGCGCGCGCGCGCGCAGTCATTCGCAATAAGCGAAGCCGCGCGGAATACGGGTGTGTACTGCAGCGCAGTCAGCGGGGAGATGACAGGCATCAACCCGTTGGGAGTATTGGAGAACCACCACGCAGCCTGCTGCGTTGGCCAGTGCCCGATCATTCGCTGTAGCAAACCCTTGAGCATCGCAGCAAACTAAATCGCTGCAGGTTGTCAAGTCGGTTCTAAACCTCTGATTCGTAGCACGATGCGCGCTTGCCACCCCACACATGCAGCGCGATGATTCCCGCTACCAATGGATCGAGGATAGAACTGGTGCGCGACTTAATCGGTCGAACGTTGCCATTCACGTCGGCGCGCGCGTGTGCCTCTGCGCACGATCGACGCATGACCGGATCGTCGCCGATCACCAGTCGGTTGCCTGCCCACAGGTTCTGCCACAACTGGCAACCGGGACCGAACGTACTAATCCCCATCTTGTAAGTCATCAGCGGAAGACCATCAGCGATCAGTTGTTCCGCGAGGTACTTCGATCCCCACGCGTCATACCCGATGATCTTGATATCGAATTCATCCCGTAACTGAAGTAGCCGTTGCCGGATGGATTCGTAGTCAATCTCGCGGCCTGGTGTGAGCGTTAGTTTTCGCTCCTGTGCCCATTGTCGAACGGGCATTCTGTAGTCTAATTCGCGTTGTGCAACGTCGGCCGATGGCCACCAGTAGTGGCCCTGAATAGCCACCCTGCCATCCTCCAGCGGCACCGCAACAACAAGCGCGGACATATCGAAACTCTTCGATAGATCGAGGCCGAGATACGCGCTGCGGCCTCGCAACTCCGACCAGTCGATGACTTTATTTCCCGGCCACACCGACATATCCAACCAGCCGCCGGTGTTCTCATCCATGCGCGCGCAGTGGTATCGAACGAATTCCGCGCGCCCCATAGGGCTGCGTTTCATAGTGTTCCACGAACGTCTGAGCGAAACCACATCGGGTTGGCTGTAACTGATTCCCGGATTCGCCTTGCCCCACGATCCTTCATCCGATGGAGAGTCTGCGGCATCGATGCCGTACAGCATCGGGAAGATGGTGTCGTCAACAATCTCACCAGTCAGAATTGCTTCAGACTGTTTCACAAGTTCGGAGTAGTGGTTCTCAGGGTTGCTACCTGGTGTGGAAATGATCACACCCAAACTCTCACGACGTTTCGCGCCGGTTGTCAACAGCTTCGTGAGAAACCTACCCTTGAATTCTGCAGCCTCATCCGCGATCCACAGCGACGGGTTCAACCCGTCCAGGCTGCGTTCGAGCGCGGGGAGCGCGGTCATTTCGCAGTCGGCGGAAGGCCTCGAAATCTTGACCATCCGTACTTGCAGGTCGGTGTCAGTGCGCTTCCGCGCCATCGATCGCGCAGTGTCAAGACAGATCTCTGCTTGATCCTCATTGTTCGCGATGACGTGTACGCGTCGGCCGTCCGACTGCAGCAGATCCCACAGCGAGAGGCCGGCCATCATCGTCGTCTTACCGTTGCCGCGCGCAACCTGAATTAGTGCGAGTCGAAACCTGCGGCGGCCATCAGGAACTTTCCAACCGACGAGATTCCCGACGATGAACTGTTGCCAAGGGTAAAGCGTGAACGCGCGGCCGGTGTCTTCGCCAACCAAACTGAGTTTGGCGAAGTGATCCACCGCCTGCTGCGCGGAATCCCAATCCATCGTGAGGTCGCTGCGCTCGCAGTCAGACTGGAACCGTTTCGCCGCGGCGTAGATCCACCGTCCGGCAGGAATCCTCCCCGCAAGGATGTCGGCTGCATAGTTTCGGATGATGGTTTCGGTGTCAGTCACTCT